AGAGTATTGGCACATTAAGTTGACAGGCGTGCAGAACACTCTTAAAGCGTTGACAGGCGAATGGCCAGGGGCTTTGCATCAAGATGATGGCATTATGATTGTACATGGCGCCTATAAGCAAACGTTCGACCTCTAGCAACCCGAGCCTACCCGCAAGGGTAGGCCGGGCATAGCCTACAACCTGCAGGCTATGCCCGGCCTTAAGCCGGAACGGACCCGAACAGGAAGGAACATATCATGAAATACTACGTTGAGATTAGCCCGCGAGATTTCGAGTTCTGGGCAGGTGCCAAGGATCGCATGGATAACGCTACGGACGAGCAGCGTGAAGAAGTGTATGATCAGATTGAAATTCTTGCCTATGAGCAGGATTGCAGCGAAACCGACATTAACGATTTTGTGTGGTTTGAATGTGATGAGATTTTTGACGAGAACGAGGACGAGGACGAGTAGAAAGCAATTAAGGGCGGGCACAAGCCCGCCCATCTAATAGAGTTAGGAGAACAATCATGATGCATTACAGTGCGAAAATCATCGAGAACGGCAAAGCTAGGTATGCAGAGTGCAGCGGCTGCACACCTGGGGATGCACTGCTTCAGCTGGTGCAGCTAAGGCATATCCGCAAGGGCGCAACAGTCCATTTGGGTAGCGCCATGTGGGAAGGTAACACGTACGTATGCGGCACTACTACCTATCTCCATATTCCCGATCGTGACACTGAGCTATACAGCGCGTGGCAGCTGGTAGGTTCGGACCTTGTGCAATATTGTACAGCCAAGCCCGTATAGAAGGAGTAAATCATGTACATGCACTACAGCGCCCGTATCATCTAGAACGGCAAAGCTAGTCACGTATAGTGCAGCCGCTGCACATCAGAGATTTAACAAACGGAGGTTTCAGCTATGAGGATGTATAGGTGCGACAGATGCGGCGAGCTGGTGGCGTCCAGCTATAAGAGTTTTATCCGCAAGCCATATCGCGGAGTATACCGCTTCGGGAAAAAGGCGCATCTTTGCCCCGATTGCGCCAAGGATTTGCGCAAATGGATGAAGGGCTGCGATTTTATCGATGCGGGAGAAACTTCGCAAGGTCGTCGCTGATATAGAGGAAGCATGCATTAAGATAATTCCGAAATAAAGACGAGACAGAAGGGCCAACATGTTTCATCAATACGCGCCACTAGCCGCCTTCATCGGCCTTATCCTAGCAATAGCAGGCTCTGCTATGTTCGCACGCAAACCCAGCCTGTTATCCGTTGCCATGGTCACAATCGGGTTAGCGTTAACTGTCACACCGTATGTGTAAGGAGAAGGGAATGATTTCTATAGCTTATCAGACCGAGTTTACCAACTGTAAAAGGTTGCTCAGTATCTACGCAAACGTTGGTGGTACAGCTTGCGTTCGTGTAAGGCATACGGGCACGTATGATGTTATAAAAGAAGTGTCTGGCGTTGGCACTGAAGATGCCCTGGAATTGTATGATAAATTGTTTAATATGTATGCTAAATGTGAGAATAGCATGATGCCATGCTGTACCCTCTAATCTCACGCCATGAAGTGGATTATCTGCTTAGCAGGTACCAGACGGAATTTACCAAGACCAAAAAGCCCCAAGAACGCGCTGCGTTGTGGCAGAAGCTAATACACGAGTTCCGCGTAAGGTGCTATTTGTGGCACCTGGAACCCGAGGATTGCATCGGCAAGGCTATTTGGTGGATAACTCCAAAACACACCAAATACGCCCGTTGGTATGAGGTGTGTCAAGGCGTTGTGACAGACGTACATAACAACGTGTTTTTCGTTCAGGCCGGAAAGAAGAACGTAACCGTCAGAATGAAGCACCTGCTAGCAATGGCAGGCCCTGGAAAGGAATGAGAATGCAGCTTATGCAGTTGGAACGAACGGCGGCAATCGATGCGTATTCCGTTGAGGTTACGTCGCATGGTGATGAGTATGGGTTTATGGTTTACATAGAGCGCAACGGCGTTAAAGAGTTGGTGCGCTGGGATTTTGGTTATGATGGCGTTGAAACAGCCGATTGTGTTGCCCTCGCAAGTGTTTTGCGTGACATGTCCGAGGTTGTTGAAACGGACTTCGGTTTACAGCATGATTTGCCCGATGGCAACGGATGTAAGTTCTTATGAGATAGTAAAAGGCCCTCCAAATCGGAGGGCCTTTTACTATCTCAATCCGCACATGCTAAGCATGTCCAGCCACATCTCACGTGTTGCATCTGAATCGAAATAACAATCACCATGGCTATAAGCCCTAACGGCGAACTTGATAAGCGGGGCGTTTCGCTCGATAAGCATAGTATCAGGTGACATATCATGACGCGTCAACACAACTACCTGTTTACCAGCCGGTGGCTTTCGATCAACGTACACAATACCGGTGTGCATATCTTGCCAAATGGCAAATGGGATGCCCCTAAACTTTAGGGCGATGATGCAATCACAACCTTTTGTCCTAGGCTTTACAAACTGTCCGGTCATGTTGGCAAATTCGCTTTGCTGTGCATACTCGGCATAATCGCTACCTGCGGTAAACGCACCGATATTCGAGGTGGCCGAATATTGTTCGAACTCGGCATTAAACGCGTTTTCGTAGTACACCGCCGAATTGCCTACCTTAAAATAACGGCTGCTACCACGGGGGATAGGTGTGATGCCCCACGCCTGAAATAGCGGATTAACCAGGTCGGCATTGTTCGCCAGTCCTACCAGGATAACGCGGTTTTCTCGGCGGTCGAACGTTTCCCACATGTTCATCAACATGTCAACGCAACCGCTCGGATAAGGTGGAACGCGCTTTTCCTTGATAAACTCGTCCAGGACCATCAACGTGTTGTTTGCCGTTGTGGCGCCCTTTAATGAATCGAACGAGGTAAGTGCGTACATCTGGCCCAGGTTTTGCCAACGAGGCTTCCATTTTATGTTGCCCGTGTCCTTTTGCGCCTGGTACGCGGTCTGCATCATACGCCCATTCATCTGGAAACGCTGCCCGGGAAACTCGTTATTGCGTTCGATATCCGATAAAAACCCCTCAGGACTGCGTAAAATACGGTCAATCATCGTGTCGTAATAACGCACATATGCCCATGTTTCGCCCTTTGTCAAAAACCGTTTGATGCCAACCTTTTTCATTGCGTATGTTTTTCCCAGGCTTCTCGGCCCCGTGCACAATCGCACGGGGCACCGTGCGCCCATCAAAGCGCTGGGATCCCAACGTGCCCATTTAGGTATACCACTCATTATCTTTCTCCTTACTGGCCTATAAACCGGTAAATCTCTAAATTGCTACCCCATGAGTAATAATTTTCCACGGGGTCGGCTTCAACCTTGGGGCACGGGGCCGCGCCCGCTCCCCACGCAACGCCGTTACCCCAATACCATCCCACATGTTCGGGGTTGGTCATTAAGATAAGGTCTCCAGGTTGCATGAGGTCGCGTTGAATACCATCACATATTTTAGTTGCCGTGTCTCGCATTGTCCATGTTGACGTACCTAACCAATTATACTTGCCATTGGTAGCTTTGTTTGCTGCCCACCAAATGCAGGCGCTGCAATCGGTAAAGCCGCTGACGTCTGGCTCCAGCCTGCCTGCTGCCTGGGCGTAATTAAAAGCGCCCTCGTTTTGTTCCCAAATCGCTCGCATGGCTTCGAACTCGTCACTACCGCCACCACCTCCACCGCCACCACCAGTACCTGGATAGGTTGGCGCGGTTGCGTTTCGCACGGGCAGCCAAACGCCGTTGCCCGTGTTGTGGCACACTAGGCGAGTGCCCTGCCCCATGGCACCGTATACGATAATGTCGTTTCCAACCTGCTCCAGGCGGCTAATGCTTGATTTGGCCTGCCCGTTGGTGTCGGGGTTGGTGCCCGGGGTAAAGTCTGATTGCCCGAAGTCAGGAGGGGCGCTGGTGCCGTCCCAATCATTGAGCAGCTGATACACGCGATTGTAACGATTTGGGTACCCCGAAACCGGCCACGTGTTAAGCGTTGCATTTAGATACTCGTCCAGGCTTCGCCCGCCACCTATGTTTGCAAGGATTTGATTAGCGCTGGCCGGGGCCTGGTGGTAGACGGATAACATAAAGATGGTCTGCTTTACGTTGTCGGTGCTCATACCCCACCCGGCCAGGGTGTCGAACGCGCCGCCAGAACCGAAAACCCAATCTAGGAAAAACTGGTCCTGCACAGCATGGTTTTCCATGTCTTGAGCGGACGCTACCCATGAATCTGCATCGTCCTGGTAAAGGTAAAGGCCCGTCCACCATGTTGCATCGGTATCGGACGGATGATTAGCTACTGCGTCTTTAAGCCTGCTCGAGAGCTTGTCATAGCTTGCGCTTGCATTGTCGCGCAAACGCCCCATAAGCGCCGCCGCGTTATAGGCGTAAAACTGCCCGATTCCCAGCGTGATAGGGTCGTGCATGTTTACCGCTGCATAATCACACCCGCTTTCGACTGTACAGATCGTGTACTCGCAAAACTGCTGTTGATCTTTTGTCCATGCCATGCCTGCTCCTTATAAAAGTAAACCCCACGTGCCTTGTCCACGTGGGGTTTAGAGTGGTGCCTATGGGCTGTATGCTTAGAACCCGTGGCGGAGTTATTTTACCTCAATGTTAAACAGCTGCGCAAGTTTGGAGTTTGCCAGCTCCGGGGATAGCTTGCACACGTTTTCGAAAATCGAGACGATTTCTGTAAGGATAATGAAAACGCACACGGGGACGAACAGCGGCAACGTAAATCCGAGGTCGATAAACTGCATGGACCATTCGACAAGCGCGGCCAGAATGATGGTCATGATAAAACCGCATTTGTGCCACAAGCCTGCCCTCATTTTGGTTGAATCCAGGGTCTTGTTCGCGATCGCCTGCATCACACCGGTGGCAAGGTCCATCACCACGAACGCGCACACGATTGCCGCAATGTGCCAATCCAAGTTATTTCCTTTCAATCGTTACTTTGTAGGAGGCATTTTCTAGCACTTCCGGAGTATCAACGCCAGGGCTATCAGTCCCAATATCGTCAACATGTTTTGTGCCACCTCTAGCATAGGCTTGCCACTGCTCCTTAGTCCCGTAAAACAAATCAAGGTCAACATTACCGGCAATGCCGTTAACGGTGCCGTCTGAGCAGAACTGCCACGCTACTACGTTGCCGTCAGCATCGGGGCAATCCCAGCCTTGTGCTTGGCTCCATGTAGGACTTGCAACATCTGGATAGGATGCAACCCAACGGGCGCAATTTGGATTAACGCCACCCTGGTTAAAACGCCACGGGTTGGCGTAAATCCAGGGCCAAACGCCGGTATGATCGTGCACGGTCTCCACGAAACGGTTTACCCAATCAACGCTCTGGTTGCCCTCCCAGTCCAATACTGGGATGCCTGAGCCGAAATAGTTTGAGCAATTGTTGATAAAGTGCACCGCTTCGGCTACCTCGTCTCCATCACCTGCAAAGTGATAAAACCCCCAGGGCATGCTGGTAGCCATTGCTTGCTGGATGATGGAATCGCAATACGGATCAACAAATCCGGTGCCTTCGGTTGCTTTTACGATAACCGCATCGGCCCCAGTAAGGGCGGGGGAGTACCCGCCCTGCCAGTTTGAGGTGTCTAGGAAGTTAAGCATAATATTACCGGCTCACCTCCGCGCCGAATCGCTTGGTCTTGTAATCATAGACAACCATGCGGCCGCGTTCTCCGTTCGTGCGGCCTATCGCGCCTAGGCGATAGATTGCGCAAAAATCGCCAGGTTCGATACGCACCAGGTTGGCAACACAGCGGTTTTGCACGGCGTCGGTAGAGCGATACACGTTGTTAAAGCTATCTATAATCGTGCTGCCGATAGCGGATACTAGCCAATCTGGTGCCATGCCAACGCAATCGGCATGTTCGTGCCCACACAGTTCAATAAGTATCTTGTCTTTATGCGGGAGCAGCTCGTTATAGAGCTGCTTAAGGCCTGGCGTGTATGTCATCTGGTCTTGTTCTTCAGGGCTTACAAACGTGGTGTTGTAGTAATCGGAATAGGTCAGGCAACATGCATGGGGCTGGAGGCTACGTGGTGCCATGTGGGATAGCACGATGCACCACTCGCATCCGGCAATGGTGCTATCGAGCCACGCGAGTTGCCGTGCCATAATGTCCCCGGTGCATAGACAATCAAGGCTTATCAATCGCACGCCCTCAATGTCCTTATACCACCACGTGTCAGGTGCGGTCTGTACGCAGTCGCGTCCTGCCGCATACGGTGCGTAATAGGTCGCGTAAAGATTCGTCTGGTCAACATATTGATGCGGCAATGATTCCGTCCACACGTCATGGTTGCCGATACAAAACAACATGGTGCCAGGATATGCATACGTTATATCCTGGCCGTAACTGTTATATACCATATCGCCCGTGTGGATAAGCGGTATTCCCATGCGTTGCGACAACGCTACCGCGTCTCTAGTGCCCTCGGCAAACGCGTGAGTGTCCGATATGTGCAAAAGCTGGATCATAGCGCAATCGTCCCATTTGCATTGATGTACGAAACAGCACTCGTGTTGCTGCTCGTTCCGGTACCAACGAAAAACGCGAGGGTACCGACAATGTTGGATGACTCTCCAGCAGTGCGTGCGTTGAATACGATGTTGCGCGTGCCGCTTTTATAGGTTACCTTGGACCAACTCTTAAAGTCATTAGAAACAGTCCAATGCACACAACCAAGGCCAATAATAATATCCCTAGGCGCTACAGGCACATAAGAGGGGAGTGTTAGCACGTCGGTAGCAGAGGAAGTCGTGTGCAGATAACCGTTGATGATGATAAGCAAACCCAAATCGGCAAGGTAGAATCCTGCCAATGCAGCACCGCTAGGCACAGCAAGCCCTGTATTGTCTGCTGTTGCGTCTGCAGAATTGAAACGATACACACGCTGGCTTTTCCACATTGCGGCAATGGCCGTTGCATCGAGCTTTTCGGCGGTGACTGCAGCCGTAGCGATGTCTGCAGTTTGGACGGGGAATTTAGATTTGAGCTGGTTTAGCTCAGCCACCTCGCCGTTAAGCGTGCCGATATCATTCTCGTTGGTCTGCGCCAGCGCATAAGCATTGTTAGCCGTGGCCTGCACGTTGGTCATGGTGGTCTCAACCGTTGCCACGCGGTTAACGGCGTTATTCGCTGCGGAAAGCGCAGTAGACGCATTAGCGCCGATGGTATTCATATCAGTATCGATTTTATTCATCGCACCGTTAAAGTCTCCCAGCCACGTGGGCTGGTCGTTGTCGGTAAACAACGGGAGCTTGTAGTTGGTAGTCTCGTTAGTTGCGCTCATGGGGTCTCCTTATGAGTTGTATGCTGCAAATAAAATAAGTGCTATGGCGCCGTAATCTGCTCATTAGCTGCGCTTGCAGTCGGTTAATCTCGACGCGTCTGTTTAACCGTCTCGGCGGCCACGCCAACTGATTTTGCCAGCGTATACAAGAATTGATAGCTTACTGCTTTTCCAGCCATATCATGCACCCCCTTTGCTATCCAGTCATTGTAAGTTTGCACGGCGAACGTAACATCGAACTCACGTGCCGTGATGCCTTTTGAGTCATACGCTTTTGCCGTGTATTCCATGCCGTCATAATCCTTGGCGGTCACAGAAAACGGCCGGTCGAAATCATACACACGGTCAACCACCGTTTTGATGGGCCGGGCAGTGCCCCACGTTGGGTCAACGACGACTCCTGGAAACTCTGTAAGCTGCTGGATAAGGCCGAGCAGGTAGTTGTAACGCTGCGCCACGTCAGCGGATATCGCCTGGTCCTGAGCATCCACGTATGCCTTTAGCGTTGCGGTTGCCGCATCTATCAGCGCTTGCGCCTGCTCGGCGTTTATGGTGCCCATTTCAAGGCCGGTGGCATAAAGATACAGCCAATGAATCTGGTCCTCGGGTGTGCGCATCTGTGCAAAATCCAGCTTATCCATGCCTGCATAGCCCGGCATGGTAGGGGCCACGTTGGCAGCCTGAGTGTTCGCGGCGTTTTGATTTTCGAGCGCACGGAACCCGTACGAGCTAAATATCCCCATTGCCACCATCGCCCTTCGGCTCGATTTTGCCGCGCTCGTCAATCAGATTGATAAGCGCGTCAACGCGGCGGATGCATGTGATGATTTCCTGGCTCAGTGGATTTAACGTATAGTACGCGTCGATGTCGTTGTCCATCATGGCGTGTTTCGCGTCAAGCTCGAAACACATCCGCATGCCGGCCAGCTGCACGCGCATATACTCGTAATCATCCTTGCTTTGCATCCTCATACCTCCTTACTACATCGGCATATCGTCCCAGGTTTGCATAAACAACGGCTCCAGCAGGTTAAAAACAAGGTTGTCCGTTGCCATGAAACTAGATGCCATCATATCATACACGGCGTTGCCTACGCCGGAAATGGAGCTATACGTCGTGGCCGCCGTGCCATCCTGGTTGCCGTTGTCGGTCTGTTTGGTAACACCGGTGAGGTACTGCTCGCCGTCGGGGTTATCAAGAAACACCTGCGGCGTGCTCGATGCCGTGGCTACGCTCATGTTGCTGTTTTTGCCCTGCGTGGCCGAATTGCTTTTACCTTGCGTAGTTGCAAATGGGTCGAACTGCTCACGCCGTACCAATTCATAAACGGGATTGATGTTGGGCATTTGCTCCACCATGCGGCGGTTAAGGTAAAAGATGAACATGGCCGGGGTTTCGCTTGCGATTCGGCGAAAGCAAAAGTGATTGTAAATCGCACGGTTCAGTTTCTCGCGGTATCCCTCGTCGAAGATGGGGTAGTCTTGCATTCCCCAATCATAGCCCAGGGCTTCCACCACGTCGCGGAGCGTGTACTTATGCTCGTCAAGCGTTGCAAAGTCGTTGTTGTTAAACGTTAGCATCAGCATCACCCTCCACAGCGTCACCGTAACCTAGCAAGTCCGTGCTGCCCATATACATGCTCTGCTGCTCAGATTCGGCAGGCATGTGCGGAACGCTCCATTTAACGGAGCAATCCCAGCCGTACATTTCGTTTATCGCTTTGCAAAACTCCTGACGCGGGCGCAAGAACGAATTGCGCTGGATCATAAATTGCTCGTTGTTTGCCAGGGTCTCGGCGGTCTGCACACGCTCCTTTTTCTCTGCGGCGGCGTTGTTGTCGATTCCGAGCATCGTATACACGGCAGACACGATTTTCAGCTCATCGTTGAGGATATCGCTACCCGCATAGGCCGCTTTGTTCATGGTCTGGAGCACCTGCACGCTCATGTTCTGCATGCCAGAAGGGGCCATATAGATGGCTGGCTGGCCTGAATCAATGCGGTTATACATGTCCTGAGCCTGCTTTTTGCCGTACTCGTCTACGCTGATAACGTACGGCACGCGCATAGCTCTAACGTGCTGGTCAACGGTTGTGTCCATATCGGCCAAGCGCTGGGCCTGGCGGTCGATGAGCTGCAACACGGGGAAACGCGTGAGGTTGTCCCAGCAGATAACTGCATCGGCAGGCATGACAACCGTTTTAGTCCCGTACTGATTGCCGACGTGCTTAAACCACCAATTGCAATGACGGCGCTGGCGCTGGCCGTTCGGCGTGTAAACGTCAATGGTGTTAGGGTTGCGGTAAAGGTCCAGGTTGCCAACGGGGTTCATGCGGCCGCACCAATACGTAAGCACGCCGCTGGTGGAGCGTTTCGTTGCGGCGAACGAACCATAACCGCACAACAGCGTTTCAAGGTATCTCGAATCGATTCCGTCCGGCAATCCTTCCCATTCGAAACGACTGATTGCGGCCGTCCAGAATAGCTGCCGCCAATAGTCATAGGTGCGATATTGCTTTACGCTTGCCTGCCAACGCTTGACGTAGCGCTTTCCAAACATAGACACGTTAAGCGGCGTGAACTCGGTTGGGTCTAGCATCCAAGGTTCCATTCATCCTCCTTACTTAGTATTCGATATTATACAGCGGGGCATTGGCGACCGGCGCGATGTTACCTATCTCAGAGGGGTTGCCCCATACGGTAACGCCCTTTTCGAGCACGCCGCGAATTGCATCCTTTTCGGCTTCATTCGCTTTCGCGCACGTGATATAGGTTTCGGACACCTTCCAATAACTAAAATGATTCATGACTTTTAGGGCGGTCATTTTAGCGTTCTCGAAGTTGTAAAACCGCTGAATCTTATAGCCGTATCGGGCCCAGAAATCGCAGACCGTGCGCATGGCTGCACCGCCAGCCGTTTTGTAATTCACGGCGAAACCAACAATCCCGTTTTTCCACATAAAGCCCTGGCCGCCCATCTGGCCTACCGTGGACGGGGCCTGCAATGCAGCATCCTGCACCGTGGCGTTAATGGCTGCAATCTGGTTAGCGTAGTCGCCGCGTGCGGCGTATTTGGCGTAGTCCAGGTTTTGCCCGGCAACCTGGCGCGACAAGTCTTGTGTGGCGTTAAAGGCAAGGTTGCCCGTTTGGCGCTGCGCCAGATAATTAGCAGCACCAGCCAGCGTCACCTCGTTAGAGCTTACGGCAGGTTGGCCGGTAAGCCGATTCAAGCCGCTTTCAATCGCACCCATGGCCTGCCCGGCATAGTTAGCAATCTGAGGTGCCCCAATAGGCCCCTGGTCATAGCGGTTGGCTTCATTGAGCGCCGTTTGGTTCATGGCCTGTGTATAGGCAAGGTCGGACGCGGCATTGCTTTTAGCGTTTTGCCAACCTGCGCTTTCGTACTGGTATGCGCGAGTGTGCGCCGTTGACGCAAGGTAGGTAATATAGTTGCTGTTAACGACCGAAAATTGCGGGAAGTCTGCCAACCATAGGCACGTATCGAGGAAATCACCGCTCGGGATAACGCCGGTATGGTCTGAGCCGTCGAACCCGCACCATGAATACCGATTGTAGTTTACCGGCTGGCCGCCCTCGAAAGCCAGGCCGTAATTGATTGGGAAAACGCCGATTCGCGCAAACGGCGCAACGGCGCACCCAATGACGGTAAGCGCGAGGGTATTTCCGTACACGAGTTCTGGCTTGACGAATACCGAATTGCCATTGTAAGCGGTAAGCTCGATGACCGAATACGGATACGTATAGGCCTTATATAGATTGTGATACCCATCAGGCACGCCGTTCGACAGCTGCTGATAGATGTTGCCGGTGGTTGCGTAGGTTTTAAGCGGCAATTCCAGCGTATCGGTCTCACCTATAAACTGCATCGTCACACCGGAATTGCCGAACAGCTCAACATCAACGCCCGCCGACAACAGCCGGGCAGGGAAGGTTGATACAGATTGGATGCACTGCGCAACCCAAGATTTCTCTTTCATCGAGGTTAGCACGGACTTAAACGTGCTCAAGTCCATAGAGTACACGTTGCATCCGGACGGTATGCCGTCCGCTTCCTGGCCATCCGCAACGTTAAGATTGGGATTGTCAACTGTGCCCGGGTCAGCGGCAAGGTCTGCGCTGCTGATGATGATAATTTTACCGATATCACCGGTGACGGCATCGGTAAGCGGATACCATTCGTGGTTAGCCATAACATACGAATCGCCAATGTCTAAGCCCTCAGGGACATTAAGATATTTGCGCAGGTACTGACCCTGGATGTTCTGCACACCGTCTTTAAAGACTGCGTTAGATACGCCCATGTGCCCGCGCTCTACGAACATGTTACCTAAGCACACACCAAACTGATACGTCTGTATAACGTCCAGCTGCAACGTTAATTGCGTTGTTCCGGGTGCCACGTAATCGGTAGACAAAACAAAGTAGCACAGCTTTAACGGCTGCTCCTCGCCGTCCACGGGCTGCATGGGGTTTTGCACCACAACATAGTTATATTTGTAAGCGGCCGAATAAGGGACCGGCACGCTGATAGGCTCGTTAGGTCTGCAATACGAAAAACGCTTTGACCGCCACCCGGTGCCGTTAAGGGCCTGCGCGTCAAGGTAGGCGTTACGTTGCTGCACATTATCCCAGATAACGATATCACGATAATTGGCATCCCACGGCACCTGCATCAGCGTTACCTCTGTGCCAACCGGCCATGTGTTAGGCGTTAACTTTTGGGGTGTTTCGGGCATGTTTACTCCTTAACAAACAAAAATGGGGCGCATTACGCGCCCCATTATAGCAGGGTTAAGGCTTTAAGCCTGTACCGTAACGGTCACCTTAGCAGTGACGTTGGGCTTAGTCGGGTCACCGCCCTTTGCCACCAGGATGATGGTGGTTTCGCCGACCGAAACGCCGGAAACCGTTAGCACGTCATCAGCAACAGCAGCGACCGTGGCGATAGAATCATCAGCGCTGTAAGCCTCATAACTCTTGTTGGTAGCACTGGTCGGGGTCCAGGTAAGGGCACTAGTGGCGTTCGCACCAACCTTGACGGTTACCGCAGCTCCCGCAACAGCGGTTGCATACGTGGCACCGGCGATGGTAAAGGTGTACACGGCCTGATACTGGCCGTCGGCAACGGAGGTGGCGGAAACAACAACCTTATCAATGTCATGACAATTGCCCGAATGGAAAACACCGTTGCTGTCAATGTACATTTCGGCAGGCAGCGTAGCACCTGCGCCACGCCCGTTAAACGCCTTAATCTCATACATGACCGCCTGATTCGGGCCGTTCGTGCCCTGGACCTTGGCGACAAGCTGTACAGATTCACCCGGCTGAATGGTCTTAGACGTGCCGCCGTCTGCATCAGTAAGCGTCACACCCGTATACGTTGCGGGCAGGGCGGTAATCTCAGAATCGGGACGCGTGGAGAACATGACCGAACCCAGGAACAGCGAATAGCTCAGCACCTGCCACACGTGCATGAACGTGTTGTACGAAAGATTGTCAGGGTTCATGGGCGCGGTTGCGGTAACCTGCAGCGTGTCGGCAACCTGGAACCATTCCTCATCGAGCAACAGCGCCTGGCAACCGGCGATGGGCAACTCGTCCAGGACGATAACCTCGTCGGCGATAAGGCGCTGATTGTCCTCGTTAAAGGCGTAGGCATTGACGGCGACCTTGAGCGCGGCTTCCACGTCCGAATCGATGATTGCAATCAGTCGATTGGAGCGCGTAGCAAGGCCCTTGTTGCGGCCCTCGGGGGAGTATTCCGTGCGGAAATACTTCATCTTGTTATAGGTTGCTCGCATAGCTTCGATGAGCTTAACGCCGGCCTGGACTTCCTCTTCGTGCGTGAGCGTCTTGTTGTGCAGGTCTGGCACCTGGATATTCCAAAAGCCCCAAAGGTTGTCGAACGTCTCCAAAAGGCTACGCATGAGCAGATACTCATCATTGTTAGCAGACGCGATAGGAGCAGCGGTCAACGAGTTAAAGAACGCCGAAATGGATTCTCCCTCGATAAACGATCCGCGCAGCACATCCTCCATTGGGATGTTGATAACGTACTTATCGCGGCGATTTTCGGTATGGAAAATCTGGTGAATATCAGGCTCGCGACCCTCGCGGCCGAACACATTTTCAGCACGCGAATCATAAGCACGTGCTTTGATAAGATTGGTCTGAACCTCCTGGATGGTACGGCCATAACGCAGGGTGGGGCGCTTCAGCTTCGACAGCGGGTTGGTAAAGTTCATGCGGTCGTTAATCTGCACTCGTCCGATACGAGCCAAAAACACATTCCAGAACACATCCCAGGCCGGCGAATAATTGTTCATTGCCTTAAGGGTCTCAACAACACTGCCTTGAGTAGTGGCAGGGATTCGCTGCTGATAATCGTTCGGCGCATACTTTCGAACGGTGTCCAAAATCTGCGCATTGGTTAGGGTCAGTCGCCCCTCTTCATTGGTAAGCTTGCTTTTAGCCATGTTAACTCCTTAAAGGCCGAGCATCCCGGCCAGGTCCTCGTCATCCAAATCGATAGCCGCGCCGTATTCGTCATCGGACAAATCAACGTCCGGCTTGCCGTCCTCGTCCTCAGCAGCAGCAGAAATAGTGGCCATCGCAGCGGCCAGGCCCTGCACCTGCTCCTCCAGGGCGTCGATACGGGCAGTCATAGCACCCCAGTCGTGCTCTTCCACTTCCTGCTGCTGTTCGACTGCCGTTTCCTCCTCGGCGGTGTCGCCGCTTTCCTCCTCGCGCGTTTCCTCGGCTTCGGTCTCGCGCACCTTCGTCTCGTTCATGAGCACCTCCATTCGTTGTTGTGGACACGGCCATAATATCACGAAACCCCGCACCGTGATACGGTCGGGGTTTCAAAGGGTTGTCCAGCTAACAACGCACACCGTGGGAAGCCTGCCAGCTAGGCGCGTACCGAGTTAGGGTTGCATTTACGCGCCACTATCCACGTGCGGCGAACAGCGATGCACCGGACGTAAGTTATTATGCGTGTAATTGGTACACGCTGTCAAGGAGCACAACGCCGCCTGGTACGGTTTTCGGCATGAGTTTCGCGAACAGCGGGCAAATCTTAGTGTTGCCGTCCTTATCGGTAAATGCATTGCTAAAGCCATATTCAAAGTTATCCCAGTTCACGAGTGCTTTAACATCGTCCGGCATGCCTGCGCATGTGACCGAAAACTTGCCGTTCAAATCCCACACGTACGCTTTGGCGCGTAAGTGTTTGGCACGGGTAAAAGTGCCCTCCACTTTCCAGTGGCACAATTCCTTGTCGTGGATGGGGATATTTGAAGGCTGCTCGGTTCCTAGCAGATGCAGCGAATCGGTATCGCAATAAACAAAACGCTCACGATTATCAAGGATTGCAAACAGCAATTCACGCCGCGCGTATGCCGTGCAAAACACGCCAACGGGTATGTAAACAGGGTCCCGCGTTTCTTCTTCTCCGAGTACGTAACGCACAATTCCTTCTTCAGCATCGTAAACTGGTATCTTGCCAGTAACATCAGGATTCGTCGCAAACTTGCCGTACAGATTGTTAAGCATCAGCTTTGCCAGCTGGCGCAAACCGCCGGTTGATGTTTCTTTGACATGTCCCCAGTAGTCGATATATTCATCGAACAGCCCTTTTCGCGCCGCGAACTTATAACCACCAGCGTACATCAACACGTCAACATTATACATGCGCTGCATGATTTCCCAGTCAACAGACGTGACCGTTATTTCAACAGGGGCAACGGTTTCACGCACATACTCATGGTTACCGTAAAAACCTTTGTTCTTCAGCTGTAGCATGGGCACGCCCTCTGGCTTTAGGCTAAACTCCACCACCATTCGTTGTACGTATAGAGGATATGCCGGGTCATATTCGTACTGGCCTTCGAAGATAACCGGAGAGCCGCAAGGGTATGGGTACTTCTTCATGACGCTTGGATACATCGAATTGTAGTCAACCGATATACCTTCGCCGATTTCCACACCCGCATATTTAGGCTCTACATAGGTAAAGCCCCCTCTATATGCTTTGCGAATATCGCTATCAGCTTCTAACGATAGGGTAGGGAAGTAGGTTTTAAATGCCTTTTTCCCAAACTGCTGTTTGAAAAACGCCATAGCGTTAGCGCCAATGGTCATTTTCTCCAGGCCCTGGGCAAAGTTTTGTTGTAGGGCACGAGCCACAATCTGCACATCGTGGCTGATGTAATACAATTCCTCATCCGTGATTTTGTGACCAGGTTCACGGTATTTGCGGTAGTCCAAATCGCCCTTTTGTTCAGGAAGGTTAAACGTTTCAGCTATGCGTTTAACGGTCATGGGAAACACTTTGAGCGAATCCTGGAAGATAACGCGAGTGCCATTACCGAAACATACTTCGATTTGATAAAACTTTCCCTTGTTCGAAATAAGCGTAGAGAATTGACTACGTCCCGGATTAGTTTCAGCGTACGTGTGCCCACACCGCATTAGGTAATCCAATATAAACTTGCCGTCAAAGGCAAGATTGTGAAACCAAGCCGTGTGCACATCGCCACGGGATAGCCAATTCATGAACGTTTGTATGGAATTGCCATAATATACCTGCTCAGGGTCATCAATGAGCGCAACAGCCCAAGCCCATACGCGGCAATCGTTAGGGTCCGTTGTTGTCTCAAAGTCGGCCGAAACCGCCCAGCTCATTACAGCCCCTGAGCTGCTTTAGCACGTTCGCGGCCACGCTTCGCACGGCGGCTACTATAGCGTGCCATGTTCTTCTGCACTTCGATGATAGATTTACCTTTGGTAACGGCCTGCGCCCGCTCCACATATCCGCGAAACGTTCCCATTGGGCCTTCACCGTCAATAGCGCCGCCCCTAGGGGAATACGAAAATTCGAGTGTATCCCAGGACGCGTAGACCGTTGATAGCAGGTCGAACGCGTCATTATCTAGGTTACGCACAACCTCGGCGAGTTCATATTCGTCTAGCTTCCACAGCATCTTTTCCATGGCTTCACGCTGGCGCTTGCGATACCAACTAAACTTGTGTTTGTTGCGCTCCTCAAAACGCTTAATGCGCCGCTTGGCAACCTCCACAGATGCTGGCGGGGTCATCTTCTCCACATCGATAGGGGCCAAAAGGCCTAAAATGCCCTGACCCTTGCCCAAAATTCCTTCACGCGGTGTGTAGGCGGCTTGCCATTCGCCAGGCGCAATGCCGGCAATGCGCTTACGCTCGGTTGCTATAAACTGATTTCGTTCTCGCTGCAACCTTTTAGCCTGGTCAATTAGCTTAGTGGGTATGACATTTCCGCTGGTAACGCCAGTATACCGTGCCTTGCGATTCCATGCATCAAGCCGCTTGGTGTAGCGCTGTTGCTGAGCCGGTGACATTGCTTTGATTTCTTTCCAGGACTTACGTGGCGAAATCTCTGCAATAGATTCTCGAGTTGCCCCTTGCTTACGAAGTCGATATTCCTTATCTCGTGCACGTTTTTGCATACGGCTAACATCATACGCCATTTTGCACCACCTAAACAAAAGAGGGGACTTTGCAGCCCCCTCATGCTATCACACGGCTTTTACAAGGAGCCGGAAGGATTAAAGAACGATAAACTGCTTCAGCTTGCGCCCGCCTCCAAGTTTACGCTCGGTAAACTCGATGGTGATAGGCTCAGCTGCAAAATCGGAACCGTACGCCATAATCAAGTTCTTGGCGCAACGGGCGATACCGTCAGACTGGCTAAAGTATGCGCCATGCTCGGTGATAAACGTGGTGCCCTCACACATCACCACTTCACCGGTTGCCTGGTCCAGGCGCTCCGTGGGCTGCACGATGATTCCGGACAAAGTGAGCTGCTTAATATCAGCATCATTAAGGGATTCGGCAGTGTTCAGCGCGTTGAAAAGGCGCTTCTTGCCTTCACTCGTGGTGGTATCAAAGGCCAGGGCCATGACGGGCTTTGCGGTAACGGTGGGGGCCATGCTGTTGTTCTCGGTGGTAGTAATTTCGGTTGCCATTTTAGTTCTCCTTTACTCGTTCGTGTGCGCAGGCAATGAATTCTTCAACACTCATGTAATACACGTGCGTTTCCTGCTCTACCTTGTTAATAGTGATTGATTGGTCATTGTACTTTCGGCGGAAGTATTTACTGGCCTTTTCCTCAGTGGTGGGGAAGGTGGTTACGTCACAAAAGTCCTCAAACTCCCCGTACTG